AGCTAAATATTGATAATTTTTCCTTATTATGATACTCTTACTACAAGGTAACGGTAAATAGAGCGGTTTAGCCTTCTTCTTTTTGGGAAGGAGGTGGTGTAATGAGTACATACGAGGCAGTATCACTTATGATAAGCTTTGCAACTCTCATTATATTGGTCCTCAAATTTAGGACAAAAAAATAAACCCCCTGTTTTAGCCGACTGTGGGTTTATTTTTTTATAAATCTTAGAGGCTAGCCGCAATATTTGCGGTTACCTGTTACCTATCTATATTATAACATATTTATTTATATTTTCAATAGATACTAAAAAGCTTATAGAATATCTGTAGGCTTTTTTTATTTGTTTATAAGGCGGTGAACCATGGGAGCAGAATTATTAAAAGAGTATCTAATATCATTAGGCGTAAAAGATAATGTATCTGATAAATTAAAGCAGATATTTTCAAGTACAGAGCGTGATACAAAAGTTTTTGCAAAAAACTTCGCTATTGCCGGTACCGCTGTAGGCGGTATGCTTGTTGCTGCCAATACCGCCATAGCTAAATTCCTAGTTAATTTAAAAAACAATAGCAATGAAGTTAAGAAGCTTGCCAAGGAAACCGGAAAAACGGAAGCTGAAGTTTTTAAGCTTAAAACTACATTAAACGCAATGGGTAAAACCATGGACGAAATTAAGGGAAATGCTTCCCTCGAAAAAGTATTTAAGCAGTTACAAGAAGATGCAGACAAGATGAAACCTCCTGATTTTTCCTAGGGACTTGAACAGGTAGAAAGTTTAGGCCTTGAATTTACAAGATTTAAACAATCAGGAATGTATGCTGTCCAGTGGATAGGGCACTATCTATTAAAATATCTTTATCAGCCGATGGAAAAAGCCAAGCAGATGTTTAAAAGCTTCAACGATATTTTTATTAATAGTATCCCTAAATGGGCTGAAAAAATAGGAAGCTTTATGGCCTCTTTTGTAAACATTGGCCTTTCAGTAATTCGGCTTATTGGAACCATTTTTAATGCAATAAAAAAGATATTTGATATGATACCGAAGGAACTTAAAATTGTTGGCTCTGCCATTGCAGCTTTAGCCATGTTCATTCGAGCCGGCCCCATCGGGAAGCTCATTATGATTATAACGGCTGCCCTACTCTTACTAGAAGATTTCTATGTTTATTTAGACGGCGGTAATGCTCTTCTTGGCGATGTGTGGCAAAAGCTTATTGATATATGGGGTACGTTAAGGGATAATGGCACAATAGATAAATTTAAAAAGGGCTTTCAAAATGCTCTCGAATTAATTAAAGACAAGCTTATTGATGCTAAAAATTATATTATTGCACTTTATAATAATATTAAAGATAGTGGCGCAATTGAAAATTTTAAAGAAGCTTTTGAAAAAGCCGGAAATGCCATAAAAAGAATATTTGAAGCTGTTAAGACAATCGTTATGCTAATAACAAATGGAATAACGGATATGAGCGGAAGTATTTCAGATTTTATTGTTTGGCTATTCAAAGAAATTCCAAGGGTAATAGGTTTAATTTCTGATATAGCTGGTACTGTTGCAGATGCTATTTCTTGGTTCTTACAACTCACGGGAGTGAAAGAAGTTATTCTAGGTGTTATTACCTCATTAGGTTTGTGGACGGCTGCACAGTGGCTTCTAAACGCTGCTATGGCGGTAAACCCCATTGCGTGGATTATTGCAGGTATAATTGCTCTTATTACTGCTATTTATCTTTTAGTTAAGAATTGGGACAAGATAAAGGAATCATTCATTAAAGTATGGGATAAAATTAAAGAAGTCTTTTCACTGGTTCCCGAATGGTTTAAAGAAAAATTTAACGCTGCGAAAGAAAAAATAGTTTCTGTATTTTCTAATATTGGCGGTTGGTTTGAAAAAAAATTTAATGAAATACAAAATAGTGTAAAAAGCATTCCTTCAAAACTCGGTAGTAAATTTAAAGAAGCAAGGGAAAGCATTCAGAAAAATTTTGGTCCCGCCCTATCCTTCTTTAAAAACACATGGAAAAATATAAAAGAAACTTATGCTAACAGCGATAGCTTCTTTGGCCGCACATTTGCAGCTGCAATGATAGCCATAGAAATGTATTTTGGCGTTATTGTTGACTGGTTTAAAATGATATGGGAAAATATACAGCTTGTTTTTTCTGCTGTAAAGGCGGTTTTATCAGGAGACTTTCAAGGAGCATACGACGCTATTATAAAAATATGGTTAAATATTATCAACTTTTTTAAAAGCATCATAGATAGAATAAAGTTGGTTTTTGCTCCTATTGTTGATTGGTTTAAAGACAAAGCCAAAAATATTGCTGATAAATTCTCTTCTCTTCCTAACGATATTAAAAATAAATTTCTTGATGTTGTAGATAAAATCAAAGAGGCCTTCTCGCCTATAGTTGACTGGTTCAAAGAAAAAATTGGAACTATTACCGGCTTTTTCGGAGGTATCGGTGATAAAGTAAAGGGATTTTTCAGTGAAAATACTTCTCCAGCAGATGATTTAACCGGTCATTCAAACGGCGGTATTTTTGATAAGGCACACATTGCCCATGTATCAGAAGATAATCAGCCTGAAGCTATAATCCCTTTAAATAAGCCTGCAAGAGCCAAAGAAGTTTTAAAAAGTGCTTTAGGACATATGGGAATAAATAATTCTAAAGATTTACTTGATAAAACTAATTCCCTTGCAGGGTTTGCGAAGCAGGCATCGGGGTTATTCAATTCTTTGGAAAATACAATATCAAAGACTTCTGCTAATTATGCTGGGAATAGCAGCACCGTTATTAATAATAACTTTGACATGAAAAGCAGCTATAGCATAAAAGATACATCTGGCAGGCCGGAGGCCACAGCAAATGCTGTTGATAGGACTATGCAGGTAAGAATAAGGAATCTAAAAGGGGTATTGAATTAATCCTCAATATTCAATAAGATATTATTTGTCTTGCATTAACACCATATATGATGTATAATTATATTATGAAAAGGATATACTAAAGGCGGTGTCAACTTGCAAATACATGACTATCATACAGATGGTGGGAAGAATGTTATAAAAGAATATTTAAGCGCTCTCCCCGAAAATGAAAGAGTAGTTGGCTATAAAATACGACACAAAATAATACTGGATGGATTAGAAGCTATTGAGGCCCTAAATACAAGACAGTTGCGCGGTAAATTGTGGGAGATTAAGTTCTCTAAAAATCGCATAATGTATGTAATAGCAGATGAGGATAATATTTATTTCCTACACGCTTGTCAAAAACAAAAAGGCAAAGCTGAGCAATTTGAACTTGAAAAAGCAATTCAGAGAGCAAAAGAAGGAGGCTTTACCGTCTAATATTATTGGCGGTACTCCCTTCTTCGTATATATAATTATATGAGGTGATTCTATGCCATTTAAAAACATGACAAATACCATCTTATCAGATGAAATCCAAGAGATGGAAGAAATACTAAAGAGTAGCCCTGAAGCTAGAAAGGCGCATGACCAATTTGAAGCTGAATACAAATTACGGAGAGAACTTGTTGAAGCCAGAAAACAACAGAATATCACGCAGGCAGAACTTAAGGAAAAGACAGGATTGACCCAACAAGTTATCAGCCGCATTGAAAGCAATAATGAAATAAGTCCTAGCCTTAAGAATCTCATTAAGTATGTCAATGCCATCGGATATGAATTAACCTTACAACCAAGGCGTAAATAATCTCTAAATTTAAAATTATTAAGACACTCTAATTCAGAGTGTCTTTTTATATAGATTAAGTTTGCACAAAATTAATGTTTTGAAAAGTCATGTTTTTACTATAGAAGCTTTTTGTACCTAGATGAGGTGAACATATGGCAGTTTACGAAAACTCCCCCTATGGGGACGCAGACATCCCGCAACTAATAGGGGTAAAAACTAATATTGGCGGATACTTCTTTGACGCTTTTTTAAAGGTAGACCATAACAGCAGTTTGAGGATAACGGACCATCCTGTCGAAGAAGGTGCAAATATAACAGATCATGCTTATGTAGAGCCCAAAACCTTAACTATGGAAATAGGTATGAGCGATGCATGTATTAGTTTTATAAATGGACAATTTACTGAGAAATATACCCGGTCCGTATCAGCATTTGATGTTTTAGTAAACCTTCAGGAACAGAGAATACCCCTAAAGGTGCATACACGTCTAAAAACCTATGAAAATATGCTTATTGAGACTATAACGGTACCTGACGACTATATGACACAGTATGGACTACGTGCAACAGTGGGCCTTAGGCAAATAATTGTTGTAAAAACTGAAACCGTCGTCATTCCTAATAGAGTTAGCAAAAAGCCTCACAAGACCGGAGAAACAAATAGAGGCACAGTTCAGCCTATTCCTGTACAACAATCTTGGTTGGATAAAATGATTAATTAAGGTGGTGTACTATGTATGAAATTCCTATAACCTCAGACCCAAATCAAAATTTCAAATGTACTATTCCTGTAGATGGCGAAAATAGGTCATTTATATTCAATCTTAAATATAATACCCAAGCTAAATATTGGACCATGACAATATCAGATGATATAACCGGTAAAATGCTTATTGATTCCCTACCTTTAATTTCAGGTGAGTATCCCAGCGCAAACCTACTCGAACAATACAGCTATCTAAATATAGGCAGTGCTGTAATTATTAAGGCTAACCCCGATATTGAAATAGATTATCCGGACGAAAAAAACCTTGGTACAGGTTTCAAATTGATATGGGGTGATACCCTGTGAGCGAACTTGAAAGCAATGTTTTGTTTGGCAGAAGGTATCGCGTCATTGTCGGAACTGGCGGCACTGATGGTATTGAAGTCTCTAACCTTAAATGTACATTTGCAATTGAAAAGAGCATGTCTGAGACTCCTAACTACTCTGAGATTATCATATACAATCTTTCGGCCCAAACGGAAAACACCTTAATCAAATCCGGGCAAAGAATAATTTTAGAAGCCGGCTATGAAGGAGAGCAATACGGGCTTATATTTGATGGTGATATTGTTCAGATTTTTAGGGATAAAGAAGAAAGCGTATCATATAAACTTATCCTATTAGCACAAGACGGGGATTTGTTTTTAAATAAAGGTGTAATAAGTACCTCTCTTAAGGCAGGGCAAACCCCTAGAACTGTAGTTAACAGCCTGTCTACAAATTCAGAAAATGCAATACAATTAGGCAGTATATCTGATAACCTACAAAATAAAGAATTGTCCCGGGGTAAAGTCTGTTTCGGGCTTGCAAAAGACTATCTAAGGCAAATTGCAAAAAGCGAACAGGCTTCTTTTTATGTCAATGACAGGCAGATCAATATCGTTAAGGCTCAGGATATACCAAAAGGACAGGCCTTAAAGCTTAATGCCCAAACCGGTCTAATAGGTACTTTAGAGCAGACCGAAACCGGAATCAAAGGCAAATGCCTTCTTAATCCAAAGCTGAACCTTAATTCCTTTCTAAGTATTGATAATAACAGCGTTCGGCTTCAAAAAATCAGCAGAGATAGTAAAATTAGGCAGCTTGACCAAGACGGCATATACAGGATAATAAGCTTAAAGCACAGCGGTGACACTCGTGGAGACAGTTGGTATACGGAGTTTATAGCTATTAGCCAAGTTGGTGAAATCCCTTCAACAGGTAAAAGTTTAAGGTAGGTGTATATATGGATATAGGTATAAATGAAATATTAGCAGATGAAGAAGAACTACAAAGACTTTCCATTGAAAACAGCCTTTCTAATCTTAGGGTAGCAATGCCGGGTATTATACAAGACTTTAACCCTGTTAATCAGACGGCAACTGTTCAGCCGGCTATAAAAGAACGGATAAATGGAAACTGGGTAGACCTTCCGCAACTCCTTGACGTACCTGTATATTTTCCTCGAGCCGGCGGATATTGTATGACCTTTCCTGTGAAGCATGGCGATGAATGCCTTGTTATTTTTGCTGATATGTGTATAGATGCATGGTGGCAGTCAAGCGGTGTACAAGCCCAGCTTGAAACAAGGCGTCATGACCTTTCCGATGCCTTTGCTCTAATAGGTGTTACAAGCGTACCCAAAGCTGTAAAAAACTACTCCCCTGCTTCCACCCAATTCAGGAATGAAGAAGGTAATGCTTATGTTGAGATTTCAGAAGATACTATAACTGTTAAAGCCAATAAGGTAATATTTGATATAAGGGAACAAATTGACATTGCAGCTCCAAACAGCACAATAAATACTACTTTGGATATCCTTGGCGAAACGAGCATTAAAGGTAATGTGGATGTAACGGAAAGTATTAATGCCGGCGGCTCTATGTCCGCATCTGGAAATGCTAATGTTAAAGGCAATATTAATTTAGATGGATATATCGATGTAACACAGCATATTAAAGCGAAAGAGGCATATATAGACAGTATCCCCTTCACTTCCCATAAGCATAAAGGTGTTACTTCCGGAAGTGATATATCTCAAGAACCTCTTAAAGAATAGGAGGGACCTTTTATGAAATACAGAACACTTGATGAATCAGGAGATTATACCCTTGGAAAAAATATATTCCTTACAGATAAAGAAGCCGTTGCACAGGCAATACTCACTAGAATGAAGCTCCTTTATGCCGAATGGTGGGAAGATACCGAAGATGGATTGCCCCTATTTGAAAAGATATTAGGAATATATGGCACAGAGGAAAATAAGAATGCTGTAGATCTGATTATATCTGAAAGAATATTAGGTACCAAAGGTGTAAAGAGTATTTCAAGTTATGACAGTACCATTCAAAGTAGAGATTATAAAGCCAATATAAGAATAGAAACAATGTACGGCGAAGTAACCTTAGAGTTCAAAAGCAATAATAATATGATTACAATTAATTAAGAATACATATCTTTCTTGAATAATTTTATAAAACATGGTAGCTTAAAATAAAAAGGTAGTGATATTAATGAGTGCTTATATACAAGTTTATACCGGAAATGGAAAAGGGAAAACTACTGCTGCCTTCGGTTTAGCTTTAAGAGCGGCTATGGCCGGTCAAAAAGTTTGGATAGGACAATTCATGAAAGGTATGTATTATAGTGAATTGGAACTTGTAAAATTCATTCCAACTATAGAGATTGAGCAACTGGGAAACGACTGCTTTGTAGGTAAGAATCCCCGTCCCGAAGATTATGACTGCGCTAAAAAAGGATTATTGAGAGCTAAAGAAATTTTTAAGAAAGACTATGATTTAATTATCTTAGATGAAATAAACTGCGCATTATATTTTAAACTTCTCCCTGTTGAAGATGTAGTTTCATTGATTAATAGCCGCAATCCTAATACTGAAATTGTTCTTACCGGCCGGTATGCACCTCAGGAAATTATAGATTTGGCAGATTTAGTTACAGAAATGAAGGAAATTAAACATTATTATCAAAAAGGTGTAAAAGCTAGAAAAGGGATTGAATTTTAATTACTAGTTTTCTTATTATTCTTTTATATCTTAAAGCCACATAAGTGGCTTTTTTTATGCAAAGAAGGTGAAATATGGCATATTTTAAACCCTATGTAGATGAAAGCGGCCTACATATACCAACCTATAATGAAATTAAAGAAAATCTCATAGACCAAGCAAAATCTATTTTTGGTGAAGATATTTATCTGGAAAATGACAGTCAGGACTATCAGTTCATATCTATTATGGCTGATAGGATTCATGACTGTTTTTTAACGTCTCAGCTTATTTACAATAACAGAAGTCCATTAACGGCCATTGGTTCTGCTTTAGATGGTGTAGTAAAATTAAACGGATTAAAGAGGAAATCCAAAACCAAAAGCCGATGCAAAGTATTGATTAAAGGTACTCCGAAAACCACTATTAAAAATGGCACAGTTGCAGATATAGATAATATTAACTGGGACTTACCTGATACTGTAATAATCAGAAAAGATGGCTTTATCGAAGTCGAAGCTGTATGCCAAAAATATGACCACTCTGCCTTGGCCGGTGAAATAAGTAAAATTGTTACACCTACCAATGGCTGGGAAAGTGTTATAAATAATGAAGGCTCTACCTATGGTCAAGTATTTGAAACCGACGCCATGTTAAGGGCAAGACAGAGCATAAGTACTGCAAGGCCTTCAAAGACTGTAATTGAAAGTTTAATCGGTGGTATCGCGGAAATCAGTGAAGTAACAAGACACCGTCTTTATGAAAATGATACAAATATAACTGATTCAAACGGTATACCGGGCCATTCAATTGCACTAGTTGTAGAAGGCGGTAAAGATAAAGAAATAGCAAATGAAATCTATCTTAGAAAAACGCCTGGCTGCTATACCTACGGAGATATTGAAATTAACGTGCCAGTGAAAAATATTAATAATAGAGATGATTTTGCCGTAATACGTTTCTTTCGGCCCGTTTACAAAGATATTTATGTAAATATAAATATCAAATCCTTATCAGGATTTACAGTAAAAACTGTTGAGGATATAAAGATAAAAATCGTTGAATATCTCAGTAGCTTGCGTATAGGAGATAACCTTACTGTATCCGTACTTTGGGCTATAGCTCTATCAGCAATGCCAAATATGGCGTCACCTATATTTTCGATTACTGCTATATCGGCCGGTTTCTCTGCTAATGAGCAAAGCAATGAAGAACTTGAACTTGCATTTAATCATGTTACTGTGGGGAAAACTGAAAATATAGTTATAAATATTACTTAATAAGGAGAAATGCTTTATGCATAAAAATGAGTATTATTTAGACCGAATTACTCCCCAACATAAAAAGCATAAATTTCTCCGCTGGCTTGATGCTAATATCAATGCTATAAATTCTTCTGAATCTTTCACAGAACAAATTGATAGGCTTTTCGACATTGATGCTGCTGCAAATAAGGAGCTTGATACTACAGGATACGTCGTAGGCAGGAGCCGGCTTCTTAATTTTCAACCAGAAAACGGAAGCCCCTATATGGATGATGAAATGTACCGCCTACTCCAAAAGGCCAAAATAGGTATTAATAATTGGGATGGTACTATCCCCGGCATGGAAGAAT